TAATAGTGGTGGAGCGTATGCCTATCATATCTCTTTTAATAAAGGCAAAGAGGTAAATACTAATACAAAACTGAGCGTGACGGTAAAAAGTATAACTAAAACATTATTTAACCATTTTTTATTATGGTTAAATACTTGTTTTAGTGTTATTTATATTTTTTTTATTTTTATTTTTATATAAAAAACAAACTATTTTTATTGGTAAGCGTGCTATTTATAATAATTATAAATTATGTTTAAATTAAGTAAAAAACCACATTTTTTATATAAAAAACTTGTGTGGTAAATATAATTTAATTATCTTTAACTAATTAATAATCAAATAATTATATAAAATTATGAGTACAAAAACAAAAGAATTAGTAAATGAAGTAAACGCTAAAGACGCATCTACTTTAAAAATCGTAAAAGGTGAAGAAACTACCAAAAACGAAAAAAATTTTGCTTTAAATGCAATGATTGAAAAATTTAAACCCAAACAATTAACGGCAGAGGAACGAATTATTAGAATTTCGCAGTTTGAGGCAGTTTCAAAAAGGTTCAAACTTTTAAAACAAAAGTCTGATGAATTGAAAATGTGGAATGCTGGAAACGACAAATCAAATGCCACTATCAATTTAAAAAATTCTTCGGGGTTTGAGTTTGCAGTATCAAATTCGTTTGTTATTCAAAAAGTTTTAAATGTTATGCAACAGGAACTTGATATTTTGCTTGGAGAAACCGAGATTGAAATATTGACTTTTGAAATCTAACAAAACTTAAAAGCAATAGCCGTACTATTGGCGTAGTACGGCTATTATTAATAATCAATTTTTTATTATTTATGACGACAACAAAAAATCAAGGCAAAACTACAACTTTTAAACTATCCGAGCAAGTTGAAAATGAACTTTTTAAAAGAGGATACTCGTTTTTATTTAACATTAATGATTTTATTTCTTATAAAAATCAAGTGAAAAATGCATTTAATAAAGTGCAATCTATTACAGAAATGTTTATCCAAGACAATCAAAATTCTAAATCTGATTACGATGCATATATCTTTTAATTTAAGAAAATTGACTATTTCGTCAATATACCACAAAAAGATTTTAAAAAAACCAACTTTTAAACCAAAAATAAACCTTTCAGGTGATTGGTTAGAAAAAGCAGGTTTTGAAATTGGAGGAAAAATTACAGTAACAGTATCTAAAAATTTATTAATCATTAAAAAATTATAACTTATGAGTAAAGAACTAACAGAACAACAAGTAAAGCACAGAGAAAAAAGAGAAAAATTAAAAAAAATATCTGAACAAGCAAAAATAATTATAGAATCAAAATTGTTAGAAATTACAGTAAACCAATTTATTATCGAAGAATTTTATAAAGATGAAATAAATACAGAATTTAACACCTTGCACCAATGGAGCAATTTAGGTTTTAAAGTAAAAAAAGGGTCGGTTTCTTTTGCAGTTTGGGGCAGACCAAAAGCAAGACAAGACGCAGAAAATAGAGTAAAAGAAGACACACCAGAAGATAATAAAGAAAATTTTTATCCACTTTGTTACTTATTTTCTAATGCACAGGTTGAAAAAAGAAATACATAATAAATAACTAAACGGCTTAATTTAAGCCGTTTTTTTACTATATTTTTTGTTATTTAGAATGGTTCTAAATAAGGGATTTGGTTTTTAAAATTTTCCGCCAAAGGCGGATGTCAGTGTTTTTTTTCTTTTTTTATTGAAAATTTTTAATTTTCTGAACTGATTTAGAACCTTTAAAAATTACCTACCAAAAAATATAGGTTCCATATTACCAGTGTAAGCATTTCGTTTATTGACCAAATCCACAAAATCACGACGGTAAATTAAATATTTAAACGCATCAGAAAAATTAGTTGAATACATAGGTCGCAAGTGCATAGCCAGTTTTTCTGATGACTTATCTTTTTGTATCGTTCTACTACCTATTTTATCAATTTTTACTAATATTTTTGTCAGTTCTAACGAGCTTTTTAAACATTTGCACTGCAAACGGTCAATTTTTAATTTTGGAAGTAACGGGTTCGTTTCTGCCATAAAAATTTTCGCAAAANTATACTCCTCNTCTTGATAAATAGTAGATTGTCCTTCTGATTTTAAATTAACCTTCCANCCAGTAGGCACACCATTACATTTCTCTATTTCATCTTTAATTTCATTTGCCCAATCCCTACGGATAGATTTATATTGATTGCCCGATCTGTCATAATACATATCTAACTCCTTACGGCGATGGTTACGATAGAAATCCCTAAATTTTTGTGCCAATTCACGGCTACTTTCTGGAGCAAGTGTATAAAATTCCTTTAAACAATAAAAATCGTTGCCTTGCAATTGTGCCGTTACCATACTAGTCATATCCCCAAAATCTATTCCGCATTCTAATTTTTCATTTTTATTAAGATTAATTAACGCATCAGATGTTTCTACTAATTTTGTTGCAGAATCTGTTAATAAAAATCTATCGTAAAATGAATTATCAACACCATCATCATAAAAATGCCTTTCTGAAAGTTGACCATAAAACTTTTCTCCTTTTGTAATATTTACTTTTAATGATAAAACAGCACTCTTAAATCGTTCAATTCCTAATGCTACAAGTGTATCTTCAAAAAAACCCTCCTGCAAAATATCAGCATTTACAAACGATGAAACAGTATAATAAAATGTCGAATTTTTGCGTACTCTAATCCATTTTTCTGTCCAACGAAATAAATTTTTATTTAATAGTTCAACTTTCTTTTTATCGTTTTTCATCATTGCGTGATAAATCTCAATATTTATCTCATTTACTACCTTTCCAACTTCCAATGCAAGCTTTATCTGTTCGACATCCATTTCTTTTTCCCTAATCGTCATCCAATCATCATCACCATCAAGAATATTAGGCATATCTGTAGTAAAGGTTCGCCCACGATAATAAACCGAACTTCCAAAAGCGGCATGTTCGCCACGAATGGCTGGCTCAACATTTTTTAATTTATTGAATTTCAAAAGTCGGGCTTCATCACCATACATGTGTTGAAAGGAGTTTCCTGTAATACTCCCAGGCTGATCTAAACTGCCTAAAATAATTCGACACCCCATTTTTGTAGAAATAGTATGTTTAAAACTTTCAGTAGGTTTATAACATTGTTTAAAATGGGCAGGTGGTCTCTTGTCAGTTACAAAATCCCTGCCATTTTCCCAACCTTTTCTTTTCCAACCTTCGAGTAGTGTTGGAACTATATTTGTCAAACAATTTGTATAAGTATCAGATATTAATACTTGCTGACTATGGGGCATATCATAATTAATATCTATTGAACGCTGTGCTAATAATTCAGCAGTTTTTGCCACACCACGACCACCAATGATATAAAGGTTTTTTGGCTGAATTAGTTGTATCGTTTGCGATAACCAGTTGGAATAAACAGGATTGATAAAATCATCATTTGGCTTTATTTTAGTCCGTCTGCTCATTTGTAAATATTTTTAATTCCGTAATTCCCGATTGTTGTTTCAACTTATTTCGCTCTTTTTCGGTTATTTCTGGAAACTTATCAATTAATACTTCTAATCTTTCACGATTTGCAGAACCAAATTCAAAAACATTTCCGTCTTGCATTAATAGATTAATAGGTTTATCAAAAAAATTGTCGGGCAATTCTTCTTTTTCTTCATCAAAAACTCCACGCAGTTCGGCTATATCTTTAGTTGATTTTATAATTGAAATAAAATCTTTAGTTTCTTTAGCTATTAAAATAGCTGACTTTAAAGCTTTATCTGCCAAATCTGCATAATAATTTCGCCATGCTGTTTTTGAAACTTTTACATTTACATTAAAATATTGTATCGCTTCATCATGAACCTGTGCAGCTCTGTATGCACTTAATCCATACATTAATTGAATACTTTTTACAACTCCATTTTTTGACTTATAAATATTAAACGCATCAATCATTCCACGAACATTTTCAATCATTTGTAAATAATCTACTATATGCTTTGGAGCATTATTTGCAGAACCTCGTTCCATAAACTCATATACTTGGTCAAGGGTTACATCTTCTAATTTCATCCGAAAAAGCAATCGTTTATAATTTGTTTAACTTCTAATCGTTGGCTTTCTTTCAAAAAAACCTGTGCGGCAGTTATATTGCCACTTTCTGCAAGTTCTCGTTGTTTATCTATTACTTTAAACTCTGAAGCTATTTTACCACGGTCATAAGTTGCCCGCAAAAAACTATCTTTGTCTTTGAACACTTCAAAAAAATCTTCTTTTGGAATATCAAGATACAATGCCACACTTTCTGGAGAATAGTTAGCAGCAGCAAGTTTTGAAATTTGCTCTAAATCTTCATCTGTCGGTATAAATTTATTTATTGTGGGTAGATTACTCATTGTGCTTAATTAAAAATATTATAATCTTCAATAGAAGATTCAGTAAAGCATCATAAAATTATAGATGCAATAATAAAACCCAAAAACAGTAAAAATCTAATGATTGATTTTTTATATTGGATATTTTTTTAAATGATTACTTTCAAATAATTGTTTTCTAAAATCAAATATTTCTTTACAATTTGCTAAAATATATTGCTCAAAATGTGCATTATCAGACCAATTTCCAGACCCCTCTAATACAAAATAGGCATCGTGGGTTTGTATTAGGTTTATTTTGCTATGGCTCCAAGCATACAACACTTTTATATTAGCACGAGTGCTAATCATTGCGTGCAGGTTTTCAATAGTTGTTGGGTTTCGTTTTATCATCGACTCGGAGATAAGCAAGGTTACTTGCTCAATCATTCCCTCATCGTACAAAGTGATAATACTTTCTATTGCTTTACGGCTTATAGAATAAGTTGTAGCGTATAAATGTTTAATTGAAAATTTACTTGCCATATAAACCACTAAATCAAAGGCATTAAAGGCTGTATCGGTTTGTAACCACACTATTCCATTTTTATCTGGAATAATCATATCCTTATCTATTTCTTTAATCGTGGCAAACGATGCTTGTAAATGTTTGGAGTATAAAACAGGACTAATCTTGTCCTGCTTTATCTCCTTTGTCATATTAAATCTTCGCATTTATACTATATTCAATCTCTTTTTTACCATAGCTAATTTTTGATTGCGTAAATCAACTGCTATGTTGATTTTTGCAATTTTATCAGCATCTTTTTCGTTTGCCAAATATTGTTTTTTGGTAGTAAAGAATTTTGCAGATGAACCAATATACTTATGCAATTCAGTATTATCCATTCCAGCAACTTCTCGTTCCATTTTCAATTGATTGAAAATTGGATGAACGCCTAGAATTTCTTTTGTTTCTTTGTAATGATTCAATTCTGTATAGATATTTTGATTTTCCTCAAAATTTTCAACCGATGTTTTTGTCAATTCATTAACTTCATCTTCAGTTAATTCAATTTCTCTGTTTACATTTTGTGTTAATTTATTGTGTGCATCACAATAATTTTTGTAAGCAGTCATTTTATCGGCTACTAAAATTTTAAGTTCATTAGGGCAATCTTTTTCATTTAAAAAAGGAAATTCCTCTCGCATTTTACGGTTGTCTTCTCCTTTTTTGTTGGTATCGGCGTTATCTTTATATTTTTCTTCTTTTGTAGTTTTTTCAACCACAGGAGTTGCTTTTACTAATATTTCAACATTTGAAATATTGTAATGTTTTTGCAAATCGTACAAAATATTTTTTAGATTTTGTTCTGTAAAACCCATATTATAATTCCGTTCGGAATTATAATTTTTGGGTTCGCATTTTCTAAATAATTCAAATGCTTTATTAAACTGATCATATTTTACTTTTGGAAGGTTTCTTAAAAACTCCAAAACCTCATTTCTTAATGTATTTTTCATTTTTTCATTTTTTAAAATTTTAATTTTTAATTTAGATTGTAAAATTGGTAATTACTTACTTTTTAGTGTGTGGCATGAAACAAAAAACCCATCTATTATTAATAATAGATGGGTTTTAAAAATATAAAATTAATATTTATGCAGTTCTGTTTTGTTCTACAAGATGTTTATTAGCACCACCATCAAAAACTTTAAAAGTTATTGTTGCACCTTGCAGTGCTAACCATTTAGGTCCAGGTGTTAATAAAACATTAACATTTGCCGATCCATTAATGCCACCTTCAATAAAATGCGGATTTATTCCTCCACTACCTATAAAAATTACATTTTCACCTCCATCAAGCGTTAATAAATCAACCTCCATTGTTTGACCTGCACTTGACGATGGAATATTATAATAATTACCATTTAATGCGGTAATTTCTACTCCTGCAATATTTGTAATTACTGTTGCAGATGCCGTTGGAAGACTTCCTTGATAGATTGCTGGGTAATAAGGCGATTTTGCTTGTTGTTCAAACATTAATTTATGCCCAACTCCATTATTATCATCTTCAAAAGTTGCTTTTAATTGCAACGGAGCACATTTTGTACCAAAAAACTCTTTATCAGTAGTTGAACAAGAACCGTATAGTATTAAAACATCTACACCAATGTAGTTTTGAATAAATTCCCTAATTTCTTTTTGACTACCCGGATGCGATAATTCTATTTTTTGTTTTGCAGTTTGTGCATCTTCTTCGCCATCTGTTTCTACAGATGCTTTGAATTTTGTACGAGTATTGTATAGCATTACTGGAAACTTACCTGGTTTAAAAACCAAGTTTCCAGTCATTACAATACCATTGCTATCTCGTGGTGGAATTATCAATAAATCTTCCACTTTGATAATTGCCACATTTGGGTCTTTTGCCAAAGCAGCACCAGGAGAAACTCCCAATGACTTGCCTATAATTAAAGGTGCTCTATACATTTTATTTTTATTTTAAAAGGTTAAACTGATCTACTTGTTTCTATCCACTCACCATCAATGTATGCTAAATTGATGTATTTAGTAGTTGCATCCAATACTGCTGTTGCAGTTACTGAAATATTTCCGCTTACATTATTTACTGTTAATGCTATTGCACTACCATAAATAGTAATTTCTTTGCCCTCATAACCTCCAATGATGTTAGTTATTGTAGTTGCAGCTGAACCATCAAAACGGAATACTGAACCATCATTAGCGTCAATAGTTGCTGTATCAAACAATAAATCTGTTGAAGCAACTGTTGCAGGTGCTGTTGTTCTTTTAATTTCCTTGCAAGTTCCATCGTTTTGAACTTTCAAGGTTAAAGTTCCCCCAGATTGTAAGTTAAAATCAGATGCTAGAACAAAATTTGCGTTGTTTTTAACTTTTTTTGCAGCTACTAATCCTGTATTACCAGTAATTTTAATAATCATTCCTTTTGGAGCGTTATCTAATTGTGTAATATCAGTTACAAAACTTTCATGAACTTTCATATTAAAATAGCGGAAGTTTACAACACCTGTTTTATTATCATATAACGGAATTACTGTATCTGATGGAAAAATAGGAACCGTATTTGACCATACTAATTGTTCTTCAAAATTTTTAGACTCTCCTACTGCTAATTTTGTTCCTACATAAACAAAACCAATCCCTAATCTATAATCGCCAAAGACAGTTATATTTCTTGGGTCAACTCTACCATTACCAAAAGTAAGTTGTGTTTTTTCGGCTGTTCTAAATGTACTTTGTTCAATATTTTGCGATTGCGTGATATACATAAAATCAGTTTTTACCATGTGTGGCACTGGCTGAAATTTAATATTTGGATAATCTACTGGAAAATCTAAATCGTATTTTCTTTGTCCTAAATCGTCTTTATACATTCTTTGGTATTCACCACCTACTCTATTTCTGTATGCTTCTAACAATGCCTGGCTTAAACCTAATTCTAATCCTTGCTGACTTCTTACTGTTTCTGGCAATGACATAATAAAATTATAAACATATTCTACAATATTTGAAGTTGTTGGCAATCCTAAATCTATAGGTCTGTATTTCTTTTCTACATTTCTTTTTAACCAGAAATTATACAGTAAACCATCTTGCGAATCTACATTTCTACCTGGGTTATCATTTCCACCACCATTGTCTGAATAAATACCAATAATTTGAGCCCTCACATCATCAGCCATTCTGCGTTTCATTATTTCAGAAATCAAGAAACCAACAAATGACATTTTATAAGGATGAGAACCATCATTAGCATTATACATGTTTATCCAAGTGTTCTCAATTTGTTGCAATTCGTATCCGCTAAATTCAATATCAATTTTCTTACAAAAATTAAATCTTTTTTCAACATCAATTTTGAATTTTTGATTTGGCGACCATCCTTTCGCTCTGGCTTGTACCATTTCATCTGTTAATACTTTACCTTCTGCAATTGAATCAATAACCCCTTCTCTTGATGACCAATCTGCTGGCAACTGCACAATATCATTGAATAATGATTGTAATGCTTTTGGGTTTTCCATTATAAAATGCTTTGCGTCATTTTGTAACAATGGAATAATTGCATCTTCTCTAAAATCAGTTGCTTTTACTGAACCATCTCTCAATCGTTCGTTCCAGGCACGACCTTCAAATTTGTCATATACTTTACCAGATGCAAATAAGTATGTTGATGAATGATTTTTCATTTTTCCGTTTACTCTAATTATAGCTTCTGCAACATCTCCTGCTCCTTCGCCTAATAGTTTTTTAACTTTGTTTTCTAACTCTTTATTTTTAGCTACTAAATCAGCTTGATTTTTCTTAATCAATACAATATTTTTTTTAGCATCTTTTTCGTTTGCACCATTATCTTCTTGTGCATCTGTCAAGATTTGTGCTTCTTCAACCAATGCGGCTAATTCGTCTTGCATTGCTTTTAAATCAAAGTTGTTAGCTGTTGATAATTGCACGGCACCGTCCATTTGTTCTAATACTTGTTCGTAGTCTGATCCAAAAATGGCTTTTAATTTTTCTTTTTCTTCCTCAGAAAAATTTGTTTTGTTGTTTTCAGCATCAATTGGAATGTCTTCGACAGAAGAAAATCCGAGAATGTTGCTGACGCCATTTGCAATTTGCATCATCATGGCAAAAATCTTACTTTTTTTCATTTTGTTGTTTTTTAAAATTATTAATTATTTTTTATATAGTGGTTTCATTTCACTCATCATTCTGGCTACATTTATAGCTTGTTGTAAATTTCCTACCCCATCAATCAATTTCAGTTCTAATGCTTTATCGGTATAAAAGGTTGCTCCTGTTAATACTCCTTCTTTTTCTATTAAATTTGGTCGAGCGGCTTTTACTGCATTTTGAAATTGTATCGCTAACGGCGATAGCATTTCTTTTTTGATCATATCATATTTTCCTTCCAGAGCTAATAAAAATGATTTGTTTTTGTTTTTACTTTCTTCTGGATATATTTCATGAAAAACATATCCTTTTTCTTCAAGAAATTTTCTATCATCTACAAAACTTAAAAGCACTCCAACCGAACCGATAGTTGCTGATAAACTATTTTCAGCCATAACATGGTCAGAAATTGATAACATTGCGTATAAATGTGCAGAGCAGCATTGATCATATAAGCCTACAATAGGTTTCTTTTTATATTGTGCAAAATCAATAAAAGGAGGTATGGCAGAAACACTTCCCCCTGGACCGTCAAAATAAGCTACTATTGCAATTATATTAGGATTGTTATTTGCAGCTTCTAATTCTTTTACAATATCTACTGCTCCTTGCGTGCAATAATCACTTTCTTTTATTAAAACTCCTTCAATTTTTATAACAGCTACTGAGTTTTTAGGTGCATTAATACTGCCGTTTCTTTCTGGCTGTACTATTTTTCCGTTATTGTCGTAAACTGATAATAATGATTTTGTATTTTTAACAAAATTAAAGCTTTCTCCGTTTATAATTTTACTCGCTATTCTAGAATAACTTGCCAATGCGTCGAAACTCATCATCCAAGTACCTTGTGATATATCATTAAAAAGACTCATATACTTTAATTTTTAAGCAAATTTAGTAGTGCAGTATTAGTTATTGTGTGGCATGAAACGAATTAAAAAAAAATCGTGTTACTTCTAACACGATTTCCAACCAAATCAACTAAAAAAGGTAACCAACCTATTTTTTAAAAAAAAATCTATTTTAAAACTCCTAAAACAATTAAAACTCCAGTAACAATTTGCCAAAATGTTTTTTTTGTTTTTTCTTTTCGGATTTGTTTTTTGTTATTAGAAATAATTTCATCTTGGACAGTAATTGCTAAATCTTTTTTTTCGACAACCGACCTTAATAATGTTTTTTGCAAACTATCTGCTATAATAACCTTATCCTGCTTAACGATAATTTTATTTTTGTCAGATATTACATTATTACACAAACTATCCTTTGTAACGCTTAAATTATATATTGATTGGATTGTGTCGTTACAATTTTGTATTTCATAAATATATTTTGGACGGAAAGATATTTTTTTCTGCAAAGCATAAAGTCTATTTTCAGAAACTTTTGATTCTTTTTTAAGAAATTTAACCGTATCGTTAATAGCTTGCACAACCATTTCCAAATCTGAAACTTGGTCTAATTGTCGTTTCGATAGGTTTTGCAAACTATCTTTTCTTGTTTCAAGTTTAGCATTTTTGTTTTTTAATTCTAATCCGACATCACAACTTTTTAACAAAAAAAACACTAAAATAACGATAAGTATAATTTGAAAATTTCTAATAAAGAAATCTTTAATATTGTAATTTGATAAATTTATTTTCATTTTTCTTTATAATATTGTAATAATTCTTTTCGGTGGTTAATGCCATTTAAACCACCATTTATTTTTTTTGTAATTCCTATAATATCATCAGCATCTGCTATTTTATTTAGTTTTTTATAATTCCAATACCATACTGCTGAAATCATTGCGTTTGATTCTTGTAATAATAAATCGGGATTGTTTACAAAATCAATCCCTGTATCTTCTGAAAGTTTTTGATAATTTTCTTTTCCTGTTATTTGAATAAATCCACGCCCCCTATACTTCCACCCATCACCACTAAACTCGTTTCCGTTTCCCATTCTATCTGCATACACTCTATTGGCTATTTTAACTGGTTTTTCAGCGTAAAAATTTACAATTGTATCATTTTCAAAATATTTTCTGAAAGTTTTTTTTAAACCAATTGCCGAATAATTTAGATTTTCGCTTATTGGTTTAAAATTACTTTCGTGATGTATTTGTGATATAAAATGAGCCAAACGCAAAGGATTATTAATTCCGTTTACATTCAGTAAATGTTTGTATTTTTCAGCAAAATTCATTATAAATTTCTTAAAAAGTTATGAATTTTTTTAATAAATAAATTTCCTAAATAACCGAAAACCCCACCAATAAACGCAAATGCAATTACTTTTAAAATCTCAACACTTCCTCCGTCGGTTAGGTATTTTCCAAGTCCACCGATTACTCCTGTTCCTATTGATAAAAAATTATTTTGTTGGGTTGCACTCATTTTATTAATTGTTGTTTTTAGATGCTCCAAAATAAAACCCAGCACAAAGCATCATTAAATTAAAAATCGAAGTGCTAATCGAATCCGTGCTTTTTATAAATGATAAAAAAAGCATTCCTCCAACAATTATAATTAGTGCTAAAATTGATTGGATTGTAGTTTTTCCTAATATTGATTTTATTTTTTCCATTTTTTTGTTTTTATAGTTTTAAAATAAGTTTAATAAGTTTTACAAGTTTTACAAAATAAAATCCTAAAACTCCCCCAGCAACTGTAACAATTACATCAAAAGCAGATGCTATATAATATTCTTTTGTTAGTGTTTTACCTTTTACCAACTTTTCTTTAATAAATTGGTAACATTCAACAAGTAAGCCAATTATTAATGAGAATATTATTGTTCCTATTAATGTTAAACCTATTCTTTCGTCAAATGTTAAAAATAATGTTATAACTGCCATTAGCCAATGTTTGATTGATTGTTTAAAAAGTTTTTTCATTGTTTTTAGTTTGTTATTTTTTATTATTTAATTGAATAAATGTTAGTTAAAATACTACCAGCTGTTAAAGTTGCACCTGTATTGTTGGTAATCAAAAATTTAACTGTATTGGCTGTTACTACTGGTTGCATTGTCAATCGAACTCCTGCTGGTAAACCAGATATGACCCCAATTTCGTAGGCTTTTCCTACCGTTGCTCCTGTAACTCCTGTTACTGTTACTTCGTGTTCGGCATTATCTACTAATGCAGGCATTGCAACTGCTACATTTCCTTTTAACAAATTTGATACGATAGATGCCCAAAATGTTTTTGTAGCATCATTTGTCTTTCTGATTGTGTAAATATTATCAGGAACTTCTGTTGATGCTGTTCTTGCAATGTGTGTTACACCCGGAGAAAGGATATTTAAAAGTTGAACTTCATCTCCGACTTGTTGAGCCATAATCGTGTCTGCTTTAAATAATACATCTGTTGTGTATGTTACTATTCCTGTTTGTGTTGCCATTTTTTTTATTTTTTAATGATTAAATTTATTTTTTGTTGGATAAATTCTCCCGAATTATTTTTTATTTTAATATAGATTATATTGTGTTCTTGTTTAGTACTTTTTTCAATTTCTAGTTCAGTATCTGTATTTACAATTAAATATAAAATATCTGTTTTTTTGATACCATTCACTGAAATTTCTTTAATTTCCTCAGCATTGTCAGGTAGTCCTACATCTATATCTATATAATATTTTTTTGAATGCACCCCATTTATTCTTGCCATTTTAAATAACCTCCCTTTCTTGATAATCGGTTGAACTATTGTATTGTTTGAATCTTATACCACCGTTTTTAAATAATTTAAAACCCTCATAATTGTTTGTTTTTATAACAAAATCAAAAGCATTTTTAGTGCCAAGCCAATAATCAGCCTTTGTGTTGTTACCTGTTGTATTCCAACCAATAGCCTTGCTACTTATCGCTTGTCCGAAAGTTAAAGTTGAGAACATTATAAAAATGTAGTAAAATTTGTTTTTCATTAGTTTACGATATTAGCGTTTTTAGTATTTAAAATTGTATCTAAATTAGTTCCGTTACCACTGTTTGGATTTCCATTTGTATAAATTTGACAAAGACTTGTAAATGAAGGTTGAGCATTAGCCCAAGTTTCAGCATCAATATAACTCTGTGTCGTTAGTTGATTATTTTTTAAATTTAAACCTTGTAAACTACTTGGCAAGGCAATGCTTGGATTGAACGAAGTTAGTTGATTATTATTTAAATTTAAACCTTGTAAACTACTTGGCAAGGCAATGCTTGAATTGATAGAAGTTAGTTGGTTGCGACCTAAATGTAATTCTTGTAACCCTTGTATA